TTGAAAGATTATTCGGTCTTTCACCAGCCATAATATTGAAGTCCTTGTACAATTCACGTATATATTCATCGTCATTGTAAGAGAGAACAAAGCACCCTTTAATATTGCTTAAAGAGTTCTTTAAACGTTTGTGATCACTGTCGGTAAACAGTTCATCATAATATTTTTCCGTTGTATGATATGGTGGATCACAATAGAACAGAGCATTCGGACGATCATAAACTTTGATGAGATTTTCAAAATCCTTATGTTCAATTACCACTCCTGCGCCTGATTTTAATCGTCTTTCAATTTCAGTCAAATACTCCGGAGAGATGTTCTTCTTGTTGCAGCCATAGTATTTGCTTTCTGCCCCGTAACTGATTTTGATTTGAACATAAAACATTGCTGCTCTTTGGATATCAGTCATACCTCTGACATTTATCTGAGCCTTTATATCTTCAAAAATTTCTCTTGCATTAATATAACCCGATATTTCACGCTGAAGCTCTTCACGGTGAAAGCGTATACATCTGAATAAGTTCACAAGCTGACCGTTTGCATCATTGTAAACCTCCAGCGGAGCATGTTTGTCCTTTGAAAATAAAACAGAGCCTCCGCCTCCGAATACTTCAATGTACCTGTCAAAATCATCCGGAAACATTGATACAATTTTCTTTGCAAGAAGACTCTTGCCGCCTATCCATGGAATAAAACTTTTCATATAAATACCTCCAAAAATTAATTTATAAAATAAGGAGCAGAAATCTGCTCCTTAAATTTATGCTTTTGTCAAATTATTTTTATGCACTGCAGCCGTAACAGCTCCATTTATGCCGATCACAATGCGATCACCACTGATTTCAAGAATCGTATATGTATTTTTATATACAAAGCTTGCAAGACTGCTGCCGCTGTAATCCTTTGCTCCTGACTTAACTTTTACTTTATCGCCCCTTTTAAATGTTGCTGCCGACTTACTGTAAACAGGCTTGCCGTTCCAATCATAGACGGTATAACCGCTCTTGCAAGCTTTTTTGGCATTTTCCAAAGAAGAATACGCACCGATCTGGCTTTTTACATCAGACCATGATTTGCGTATACGATAAAGCTTTTGAGTGTTGGAAGACGATGCTGCTGTACTATTAAGCTTAGACTTAATGTCTGATTTAAATTTATTCCAAGCAGTATTGCTGTTATCGTCTGAGCCGCCTTTATTTTTAGGTACAAATCCTTTCGGGCAAACTTTACCTGTAACGTCATAATGACGAATCAGATCGTTTTCATTCAGCTTGTACTTTTTACATAAATAAACGCAAAGTTCAACAAGGCTGTTGTAAGTCTTACTGTTTAATTTGCCTGTACTGTCAGGATGACAATTTTCAATCGATACACTGTAACTGTTCGCCTGACAGGTACACCATGCGACTTCCTCGTCTGGAATGCAGCATATTATTTCACCATTCAACCCAATAATATAGTTACTGGAAACATCATCATTATTGCTATTAAAATAATTTCTATTGGCTTCAGCCGACGTATTGGGATTGCCTATGTAATGCACTGCAATTTTAGTTGTTTTAGCCCTCTTCGTATACGGACGATTTTTTGTAATGTACATATTTTTGATATTCATAAATTATACCTCCTTCAAGTTCATAACCGCCGCAAGACCTGCCGAGACAGCTGATACAGCCAATCCCAAAACAGCGGATTTTACAGTTAAATCCGTTGCGGCGATATTTACCGCTATGTAACCTACAGCCGTTTGTAAAAATGTTCTAAGTGAACGCTTTGCCCATGTTTTCATAATTAACCTCCTAAATAACATACAATTTTAATCTCAATGTACCTGCCGTACCTGTGGAGTTGCTCTGCGTTAATGTGAATACTCCTGCGCTTGTGCAAGTGACTGTATAAGTGTAAATCCTTGTACCCGTATAAACCTGCTTTGTAAACACCGCCCCTGCCGCAATAGCGGAAATCGGAATCACATCGCAGAAGTTTACCGTCTCCTGCTGGGTCCAGCTTGCAGCCATATACACTTGTGAATATTTTGCTATCTCAGCATTGGTTACCGTCAGACTGTTTTCATTTGTTGAGTTTTCAGCCAGGAGCGTTCCTGACTGAGACTGCTTTATGTGCGGCGCAATTAAATCTCCGGTCAGCGTTCCTCCGGTCAATGGAAGATAGCTTTGCAAATCGGTGTTGTCCTGTAGGATTCTCGGAGTTACCGTTGTCCAGCCGCCCGGAGCGTCCGCAGTGTCACCGAAATCTGACAGCGTTACATTTGTACCCCTCAAAACCGTTACTGCAAAAACAGAACGGTATGTTCCGGTATATGCGCCAAAATAAAAATAACCGTTTTCGCTGTCCTCATAATATCCAAAATTTACTGTACCCCTTTTATGCGGCAGCAGCGTTGTAACCGACATAGTCGGCTTGCTTTCACGGTTGCTCAATTGTATCAGCCATGCGCCTGTCTGGGGAGAACCAAAATTGCCTGCGTCTGTCACAAGCAAGGTTGCTCCGCAGTTTTCAAGCGTATTGATATTGCTTGTTCTGGCAAACATCGAATATCTGGAAATGCTGTCATACGGACCCAATTCATAACGGCGGGTTTTGCCGGTCACGTCTATCGTTATATCCTGTGTTCCGTCAAATGATACTCCGTTGATCTTACGGGCTGTTTCAAGCTTTCGGGAAGACAATGCCGCACCTCCGACGCTATCAGATGCTGCGTATTTATGAGTGTGGCCTAAATTTGATTTGTCTGCATCTAAATTATTTGCAGCTGTCTGCAATTCTTTAATACATTTTTCATTATTATAGAAAAAATAATTAAATACGCTGGCAGGAGGTTTATAACCCCCTTGAAATCCTGTCTTTTTAAGGGTTGTACTTGGTTCGACCCCCTCATTTTCCCAATGTACGGGACTTGTAAAATTTGATTCCATTTGTTTCCTCCTTATCAAATAACATCAATTCCGCCGCTCGCAATCCCAAAATATCCGCCGAGCGTACCGCCTTCAACATCACAAAAGCCCTCATTTTCGTTATACTCATCTTCATAATCAGAAAATGTGAATGTGCCCTCATATAAATAATTTTGTAATGTTATACCCACAGGTAAAATAGATTTTATAAGTTTTGTTGTGCTTTCAGGGCTGATGTCAATTTTAACAATCGCTTCTAATGGTAATTTAATCACATTAACCATACAAGGCTCTTGACTTTCTTCTATGTATATTTGTGATGGTTTACAATCGAATGTAACGCAAAGTGAATTAAGAACGCTTGGATAACTTCCGTTTGATAAGTTTTGCATTAACTTAGCTTTAATCATCAGGATATATTGTTCATCTGTGGCTCTTCCTCTTGCCTGTCCAACTGTTTCTCCATACAAGTCTAGCGTTTTACCAGTAGCATTTTCAAGCTTGATCATGTCAAACAATTCTTGCAGTGTTTTCCTGTATTCTTCAAGAGTCAGTCGTTCTAATTCCAATAATTTAAAATTATTACTTTCCTTTGATTTACAAAACACATCAGGCAAATTTTTAACATGATTATCTTTTACAAATTCACTCATGTTTCCACCGCCACTTCAACATTTCGGCATTTTGCTATTTCCCAGTCATTAATTGCGATGTTGCCGTTCTTCTGGGAATTTTCTTTTTGTATTGATAATTCGGTTACTTCAACAACGCCGTTAACTGAATGTATCTGTCCGTATAAGCTGGACAAAATAACGTCTTTACCTACTCCTAAGCTATTAACATAAGTATTAAGATTGCTTTTTATCTCATCTATTCCAGACGCTGAATTAAAATCCGGATTTGCTTTGATTTTAACAGTTATGTCAATATTAATGTAAGAACAATGTGAAAAACTGATTTTATGTGAAAAACCGCCGTCATCAACTATAGTATAACTTTGTGTTCCGTATGTTTTTATGCCTAACGGCTTTTTTTCATAAATTGCTGTGGCTATTTCAAAATGATGATTTTCACCTCCGGCAACATAACATTCAAAACTATGCGGAGGTCTGCCGGAACTATCCGGTGTATCTTCCTCATTTACTGCAACTGAAACGCTTGTAACAGTCTCTACCCTCAGCAGCGCAGTACGCAATGCATTTTCATTACATGCGCCCAATCCCTCTTTAGCATCTTTAAATCTTTGTCTTAATGAATAATCACTTTCTATATCTGTACCGATTTTTATAACGCTGACTCCCTGTACTTCTTCAACGTCAGCCGAAGGGTTTTTTATTATATTGATTCCACCGGCACTTACATTTCCCAGCGTCCCTGCTTCTGTACATTCAACACTTATAAAACATGTTCCGTCTGTTTCGATTATCGAATCTGCCGTATTATAATAATCAATTTCGCTTTCTGTACTGACAAGAAACCCAAAGGGAATTGTTGCTCCTGCTGTCCCCTTTACTTTTACCTTGTACTGCGCAGGGGTTGCAGAATTACGGCTGATTCCCACAAATGTACACAATCGGTCAAGACTTACTCCTGTAGCCGTGTTCGGAAATCTTGCATAATAAATAGCTTCAGCTTCTTCTTCAGCCAAAGCCTGATCGTATGCATTGATTCTTATTAATTTACCTAACGGTGTTGTTTCATCAGTTTCAATATCTTCACCGAATAACTCCTTTGCACGCTGAATCTTACTTTCTATAATATCGTCATATGTTCTTCGTGTATAACCCAGTTCATTTAACAATCACCGCACCTCCTAATTATACGAATTATCAATATTCAGAATTGTTCCGTCGCTGCTTTCAGATTGAAATGATATGTCAAGCTTTCTTGTATTACTGTCAAAGTCAGCTGAAAATTCAGTAATATTAAAGTCATCTACCTGCAACAGCCCCTGTTCAATTTCAGTTTTAACAACTTCATAATCAGGCGTATGTTTTCCAAGAATATTGTCAAAGGTTATCCCCTCATCTTCATTTAAACACCACTCACCTTTGTTTGTTCCGATTACTGTTTGTATAGTTTGTTTTGTCAGCTCACTGCCGTTGATCATTTGTATCTGATTATCTTTGATCAAAATATCATTATTCTCATCAAGTGCAAAACCTGTCAAATTACCGCCTCCTATAAAACCCCGATTATTATGCAATCGCTCATATTGTGATGACCTACAGGCGGAAGAACGTTCTTTCCGCATTTTGCTTCTGTAATATCTCTGTCACAGCATACACATATAACTATATCGCCGTTCGTTACAGCACTTGCAGTTAATACACCGCCGTCAGCCGACAGCTTATATCTGGAATTTCTTGTAAACGGAACAGATGAAACGGGAGCGTACGGTCTTGCCGTACCTCCTATTTCTTTTGTCAGTCCAAGAGGTTGTATTTTAGCCTGATTTCCGGAAACACTCAATATCTTTGCTAGAAAAGCAGTATGCAGGTCTAGAAGTTTTTTGTTTATCATATCATCAAAAAATTTAAGATTTCCCATTTTTACACCTCAAAATACGCTTATGGTCGTTGTGCATTCACTTGATGAAAATGTATGCGTACCGCTTCTCACTCTGAATTTTCCCTTAGCAATTTCGCTTGATAGGTTTATTATCGCCGCCGTTGTCATACGGTGCTGTAACAGCATGGTTATGTTATACCCGTTTATAGTTTCCTTGAAATCCTCCGCTGTCATTTCTTCTTCGTATGGCTCAGGACTTCCTATCATTCCGGTGCTTGCTTGAACAGTAAAATTAATGTTATCGCCGTCCTTGATATGCCTTGCATATATCTTCCCTTTATTTACATACACCGAAACGCCGCAGACTTGTGCATATTTTTTAATATTTTCCATTAAATCCCCGTCAACTGTCTGCTCGTTCTTATACGTATAATCACGTCTCATTTTAAAAACCGCTGTCGGTATTCCCGTTTTGTCAATCAACGTTTTTAAAATATAACTAGCTTTTGTGTTTTGAGCAAATGATAAATTTTCAACAGTTCGCTTATTAACATCATCTAAACATTTGATTGTTGTTATCTTATCCGCTCCTTCATGACGGGTAGTGACTTTATTTATAAAGCCTTTAAAAATTACTCCCGTATCATTTTTATATCCTGCTTCAATTGAAATACCTGATTTTATTTTCAGATTATTTATTGTAGCAGCCGAAAGATTATATACAATAATTTCAGCTTCATTGGCTTCCATATCATCGTCAAACGGAACAGTAAATTCAATGTCTAAATTATCCGACTTTATCGTTACATTCCCGCATTTTACAGTCGCTGTGCTGCCAAACACTCCTTTAGGTTCTATGCTGAATTTTTTTAAATCTTCGCTCCAATCTTTTGTTGCTTTAACAAGCATACTTTGCGTAGTACCCGAAGATTTTTGCGTTATTACCCTAGACATATTCATCACCTGCATTATCAATAGTTAAAAATACCGTTTCATTTAAGTTTTCAAACGTAACACTGCTCATGTTCCCACTTTCATCAATAGGAATAATTTCAACCTCCGGATATTTACCGCATACAAAAACATCTTTCCACAACGGTATACCGTAAATTATAGGTTCTCCTGCGCAAACTGTTTCACCGTCTTTTTCAAGAGAAAATGTAAACATATCAGCATAAGCGTTATAATTTACCGTTATGGTGAAAATTTCATCTGCTAAAGAAATCTCGAAGGTATAAGGTATAAGTTCCTTTGTGATTTCTATCCTGTCACGCATAATACTGTTACCTCCATTCTCATGATTTTCTCCCCCGCTTCTTTTAATTCAGATATAAAAAATGCACCCTGTTAAACAGAGTGCATATTGACATATTATGCCGATTATAGTATAA